CTGTACGATGTTGTACACAAAACGGCATCAGAGGTGGTTCTGCTACAGTTCACTTTCCTATCTGGCACCAAGAAATAGAAGACATTATTGTTCTTAAGAATAATAAAGGAACAGAAGACAACCGAGTGAGGAAACTTGACTACTCAATCCAAATTTCAAAACTTTTCTACGAACGTTTCATTGCGAATGAAGAGATTAGCCTCTTCTCACCGCATGACGTACCAGGTTTGTATGATGCTTTTGGTACTGATGACTTTGACGTTCTATATCGGATGCATGAACTCAATGACGCTGTTCCGAGGAAGACTATCGGGGCACAAGAACTTTTCCTCAGCATCCTAAAGGAGAGAGCAGAGACTGGTCGTTTGTATATCATGAACATTGACCACTGCAACACTCACTCATCTTTCAAAGATAAAGTAAACATGAGTAATCTCTGTCAAGAGATCACTCTACCTACAGATCCTATTCAACACATCGATGGACAAGGTGAAATTGCTTTGTGTATTTTGTCTGCTATCAACATTGGTAAACTAAAGAACCTAGATGAACTAGATGAACTCTGTGACCTCGCTGTGAGGGGTCTGGATGCTCTGATTGATTATCAGGAGTACCCTGTTGAGGCAGCAAAGCAGAGCACCATCAACCGCCGTTCTTTGGGCGTTGGGTATATCGGTCTTGCTCATTACTTAGCCAGACATGAGGCATCATATGATAGCACTAAGGCACATGACCTAGTACATAAACTTACTGAAAGATTTCAGTATGCTCTTTTATCAGCATCAAATCGTCTCTCAATGGAGAAGGGTCCTTGCGGTTATTTTGGTAAAACAAAATACTCAGATGGAATTCTTCCTATTGATACATATAAGAACGAAGTTGATGAGATTGTACCGAATGATCTTTCTTGCGATTGGGAATTTCTTAGAGGTAGGATCCAAGAGTATGGTCTTAGGAACTCAACACTGTCCGCACAAATGCCTTCGGAGAGCAGTTCCGTTGTGTCAAACGCAACCAATGGAATCGAACCTCCTAGAGCATACTTGTCCATTAAGAAGTCCAAAAAAGGACCTCTTAAGCAGATTGTTCCCCAGTACACTACCCTGAAGAACAACTACACTCTGCTGTGGGACATGCCTAATAATGATGGGTACATTAAAGTTTCTGCTGTGATTCAAAAGTTTTTTGATCAAGCAATCAGCGGTAACTGGAGTTACAATCCAGAGATGTATCCCGATAACGAAGTGCCTGTGTCAGTAATGGCAAAGGATCTCCTTACCACCTACAAGTATGGATGGAAAACATCCTACTATCAGAACACATATGATGCTAAGAAAGATGGTGATGAAGAACCATCGATTGAAAATGTTGACAATTTAATAACCGAACTGCTAGAATCCGAGGAGGAAGACTGTGAGTCCTGCAAAATCTGAACTACAAGGAATGACCGTATTTAACAATAGTAAAGTAGACACTACCAAGCAACCAATGTTTTTTGGTCAACCTCTGGGAGTTCAGAGGTATGATAATTTCAAATATCCTGTCTTTGATAAACTAACTCAGCAACAACTGGGTTATTTTTGGAGACCAGAGGAAGTATCACTACAGAAGGATCGTGCAGATTACCAAACTTTATCGGAAGAGCAGAAGCACATCTTCACTAGTAACCTTAAGTACCAAATCATGCTGGATAGCGTACAAGGGCGTGGTCCTGGGATGGCTTTTATACCTTATTGCAGTCTACCCGAACTTGAGTCAGCAATGACTGTATGGGAGTTTATGGAGATGATCCATAGTCGCTCCTATACTTACATCATTAAGAATGTATACTCTGATCCTACAGAGGTGTTCGATACTATCTTAGATGATGAAAAGATTTTGGATCGTGCATCCTCTGTCACGCAATCATATGATGATTTTATCAATCATGCTCATCAGTATGATAGTGGTACACTATGGGATCTTGCAAGAGATGGTCATGTTGCTGGAACCTTTGATCGTTATGAACTGAAGCGTAAACTTTATCGTGCAGTTGCTAATGTGAATATCCTAGAGGGTATTCGTTTCTATACATCCTTCGCTTGTTCTTTTGCCTTTGGTGAGAACAAACTCATGGAAGGTAGTGCAAAGATTCTTTCTTTGATTGCTCGTGATGAGTCTCAGCATCTTGTACTTACTCAGAATATTTTGAATAAGTGGAAGCAGGGTGATGATCCTGAGATGCAAAAACTTGCATCTGAAGAAGAAGGTTGGGTACAGAGTATGTTCCAGCGTGCAGTGGACGAAGAAAAAACTTGGGCAGAGTATCTGTTCAAGAATGGATCTATGATTGGTTTGAATGAGCGTCTGCTTCATAATTATGTGGAGTGGATTGCTAACCGTCGTATGAAAGCAATCGGTATCAAACCTATGTTTGATATTCCTGCTAAAAACAATCCGTTACCTTGGACGGAGCACTGGTTAAATAGTAAAGGCCAGCAAAATGCACCACAAGAAACGGAGATTGAGAGTTATGTCATCGGCGGAATCAAACAGGATGTCAAATCAGACTCCTTCGCAGGATTCTCCCTCTAGTGATGAATGCTATAGGTCAATCCTAGATGCAGCAGAACACGGTTGGGATGACTTGTTAGATAAAGCAGACCAACCAGCAAACCCTTTCGCAGAAGAACTTTGGTTAATGGAAAAGAAAAAAGCACAGCAACAGCAACAAGGTGATGACATTATTGTCAATATGGATGGTGGTGTTGGTGGTAGTTGGCAAACAGTAGAAACCCCTAAAGAACGTAACACCCGTCACAGTGTTGATAAGGGTGAAGACTTTATTAGAAGTGGTATGACCCTTATCACAGACCTGGAAAGTGATCGATACCTAAACAAAAATAAAAATGTATCAGACTGAACTACCAAATAAAATAATCTATGCTATAAATAGTATTGTGATGGATTCATCACATCTTACGTTCATCCCTTCGGGGACGCAAGTAAGTCGCGGAACGGAGCGTTCATCCCATGATTGAAATACTATTCTATTCATCGCTCACATGTGCTCAAGCTGATGCAGTTATGCTTCGGATGAGAACAAACGAGAATATTCCCCCTGAATATAAGGTGGAATTGATTGAGGTCATGAAGGAATCAACACCTGATTGCTACCCCTGGGACGCAAACGACTGAAGGAACGGGGTCTAACCACCTCACTTTCAGGAGTAACCTCATGAACACACTTAATTTAATCAAGAAGCAGATCAACAAAGCATCTGCACTGCATGACGCACAAATCACTCACACTACCTATCGTGGTGTTGAGTATTCTACACGTTGTGTAGAAAGCAAGGAGTCTCACGGCACCTTCTGCTATCGCGGTAAAACTTACACTAAGTAATTGCATCTTGGTTCCGTAACAAAGCACCCCTAGGGGTGCTTTTTTGCTATAATAAATACTGACAACCTATACAGGAGAGTCATGAAACTTTTTCTGGACTGTTCTGACCCAGAGTTAATTGCTTCTGCATTCGAGACTGGATTAATAGATGGAGTTACAACAAACCCCAGTCTAATGTTGAAAGCAGGAGAGGATCCTAAGCACGTTATCAAGGAAATCTCAGCAATCTTTCCATGGAACGCTTCAGTTTCTGCTGAAGTAGTTGGAGATACTGCCGAAGAGATGCTTGATATGGCACAAGAGTACCTGGAGATCGGACCAAACATTACTATTAAAGTTCCATGCACAGTTGAAGGACTGAAAGCATGTAAAGAACTAGCAGATGACGATGTGCATGTAAATGTAACACTCATCTTTAGCACAGCACAAGCAATCCTTGCTGCAAAAGCAGGAGCAACATATGTTTCACCTTTTGTTGGTAGAGTATACGACCAGCATTGGAATGGTATTTTCTTGATTGAACAAATTGCAGATGTATTTGCAACTCATCAGGTCAAAACTGAAATCCTTGCAGCATCTGTTAGAGAACCTATTCAAGTATCAGATGCCTTTAAAGTGGGTGCTGATATTTGTACAATCCCATTACCCATGTTCTATCAACTCTACAAACATATTCTTACCGATAAAGGTTTAGAACAGTTTGACAAAGATTGGACATCACTACAATAGAAACTCTAATGCCTAGATCGCAAATGTTGAAGATTGATATGGAAGCTCGTCTTTATAAACTAAAGTCGGAGTTATATGAAATGCAGGATGTTAAAGGAAAAACAGGTCAGTGGTATGATGGTGCCCACCATGCTTATAATGAAGTTCTAAAAGTCTTACAAGAATATCGAGTATGAATAAAAACCATTTAAAAGTTCTGATTAACGATCTGGAGATTGTTCTACACGAACTCAAGGCAGAAGTTTACTCCGATACAGAATCCTACCTAGATAGTGAGAATGTGAGACGAGTACACACATACGATGACGACGGAGAACCTGATTGATGAAAAAGAATATGAAAACCCCTGGATTTTTGAAGGACAACCTTTTCTATCTAAGGACATTGACAATCATTATGGGTTTGTCTATTGTATTACAAATGTGCTCACTGGTAAGAGATACATCGGACGAAAGTATTTTAACCAATTACGAAAGCCTAGAAATGGAGGTAGGCGAGTTAAATCTGAGAGTGACTGGAAAAGATACTACGGAAGCAGTGCTGAATTATCTGAAGAACGGAAGAGGCTCGGGAATCTTGCCTATCGGCGGGATATAATCAGCCTACATAACACCAAGGGACTCACAAACTTTGAAGAGACCCGACAATTATTTCTCAATAATGTACTTACGGAGGCATTTGAAGATGGTACACCAGCATTTTACAACTCAAACATCCTTGGTCGGTACATGCGTAAAGACTATTTCAAAACTGGCACAGAGGATGGTTGACGCTCGCTGAGTCGTCTGCTATAATTACGGGGTAGTCAAATGAGTTCTCCCATGAACATGGATTTCTATGAATCGGAAGACGCACAAAATGCAATGATCGATCTGTTTATTGATCAATTGCATAAGTTTGCTGAACTTGAGGAGGAAGAACCTGAGAATCAAAAGACTACCGCTTGGGTCAGTAGCTCAGCGGATAGAGCATCGCACTTCTAATGCGTTGGTCGCAGGTTCGATTCCTGCCTGACCCGTTGCCCTTATAGGGCATACGGTCCATTAAGAGGAAAGTATATGACTACAGCACAACGCTTTTCACCTCATATTAACATTCTTTATGAGGCAATTGATCGTCATGTAGTTCTTGACACCGAGTATCCTATCATTTATAATCAAGTTGTAAAACACTATGAGGAGAAAGGAGTTGATTTCTATGGTGATGTAGATGAGGATTATGATATCCTCCTTGCTAAACTTGAATCAGACCTATTTTATTATGAATCCCGTGAAAAATCTTCCTAAAGTTCTTCTTGAACGCTCACCATATCGGTATGTCTCTGTTGGGGATCTCGACAACGGGTTCCCTGACTACCGAATCCAAAAGTTTGATGAGTGGACCAAGCGTTACAAAGACATGTATCTCTGTGACAATGGTATGCAAATCAGTCTTGCTATGGAAGACTTTGAATACACCAAATGGTTAGACCCTGCAGGTGTCCCATGTTACGTTCGCGACAGAGTAAAACCATGAGTTCCTATCAAAAAGCAATTAAAGCACTAGAAGAATGCGTCAAAGACGCTATGGAAAACGACATTGATCCTGGTCTTCAGATGGAAATCTGGCGACACTACCAGGGAATGAAATCTATTGAACGTCAACTTCCTGAAGAGTCTAAATTTTCATTTAGTCTTGATGGAATTGATAGGGTAATGGAAAATTATGATCCTGACTATAATATTCAAGCAGCACAACCTGTTGGACTTGGGGGGTTGAGTCAAGGAGATGACGTGATTACATTCTCCTAGTCTTTGCCAATAGACTTTAAACTAGATGGTTTTTTGACTGGATGACAGTCGCTCATAGACAAGAGGTTTCCAATTTTCATAACCCCTAAAAAAATTGGTGGCGTGCATGTTAGACCACATCGAGGACCCATTAGGGGTCCTTTTTTTATGTCATTTGAAATCTTAATATTTCAAAACGCTTGACAAAACGTTACATTACCTATATACTATGTAAAGTTTCATAACAAAAACCGATGACCGTAGTAACTGAAGACGGCGGACGCACAAACATGTACGCTACAGAACCTAGGATGTATATCTCTGAGACTGACGCACAGCGTTATGGATATGAGACATATGCAGAGAAAGCAGAGAAACTAAATGGACGCACTGCTATGGTTGGATTTGTTGCTGCTGTTGTGTCTTATGCTTTCAGTGGTAGCGTATTTTTCTTTGGAGCGTTCGGATTCTGATGATTGAACTACTGACTTATTATGTGATTGGAGGTGCCCTTATCATTGGACCACCTGCAATTTTCCTAATCATTGCTATGATGGGAGCGATCCAAAATACGAAAGGTCGTATGGTTGGATACAAAGACCACAAAGAATATGGTGATAGTTCCATCTATGAGAACTCACCATCAGATCAAACTCAATTTTACCTCACACTAGGAGAAAACTCATGAATCAAAACGCAGAACGCATCAACGGTTGGGCAGCAATGATTGGAGTCGTTGCAGCAATGGGCGCTTACGCCTTGACAGGACAGATCATTCCAGGAGTATGGTGATGGGATTTGTAGTAGCAGCATTGCT